CCCGCCTCAACAACGCGAGCAGACATCGCCTCAGCCTCACGCACCGCCAGCTCAGCCGACCCGTGAATGCCCTCAGCGAACCCCTCAGACACAAACCCGCCAAGACGACGGAACACCTTCGACGGACTATTGATATCCAACGACTCGCGCGTCATCTCCACAGCGGACATAGCCATATCCTGCGCCGCCTGCGTAGACAACCCCGAGGACCGCTCAATACCAAGCGCAAAACCCTCCGGCACACCGTCACCAATATTACGGAACACCTTCGACGGCGAGTTGATCTTCAGCACGCTACTAGCCGCCGCAGCCGCCGCGTGAGCCATAGCACTAGCCGCCGACACAGCCATAGCGACCTTAGCCCTCACCGAACGAGCAAACGACTCACCCGCCGCCGCACCCAAAGCCGCCAAACGTGGGCCAGCCGACGACGCGCCAGCCACAGCCTCATTAGCCAACGCCGCACCAGCACCATGCGCCGAACCACTACTAGCAGCCACGCGCGACGCATACCCCGCGCCAGCCGCAGACCCATGCCCCGGCAAATCAGCGCCAGCCGCGCCAGAACGAGCAGACCAGCCAAGCTGCGCACCAGCCGCACCAGCCGCACCAGCCTGAGACTGCACGCCAGTCGCATACTGGCTACCAGCATTCGCGCCAAGCCCAAAATACTCAGGCCCATGCGAACCCCACTCGCCAATGAACGCACCAGCAACATTCGCAGACTGCAAAGCAGACCCAAACCCAGACATGTAGCCAGCCCCATGCTGCGCGCCAACACTGGCCCAATCAGGCATGCCGCCCATCTGGCTCCAATCAACAGACGGAGCACCCTGCTGCGCGCCCTGCTGCCAACCCTGCGCCCAACTCGCACCATGCTGCGCGCCCTGCTGAGCCCACCAATTGCCGCCCTGCGTCACCTTCGACGGATCAATCGGCGACGGAATACCATCCTTGAAACCATTCGCATACGCCTGGCCCGCAGCCTTACCAGCCGCATTAAACGCCGCCGTCTTACCATTCAACGTCAACGCCCAACCGTCAGCCGTCTTAGTGATCTGCACGCCCGCATCCGACAGGGCCTTCACAAGCTCCTCAGCCGTCTTAGCGCCAGCAACCGCCGCCTTCACCGACGCGTCCACGCCCAACGAATCCAACGCCGACACAACGTCAGCCTTCGTCTGGTCAAACGCGCCAGTCACAGCATCATGGAACGCCTTCAACCCAGCCGACGCATCCCACGCCATGCCAGACAACGCCGGACCAACCCGGTTAGTCGCATCAATCAGCTCCTGCAACTTCGCCTGGCCAGCCTCGGAAGTATCCGCCAACGCATCCTTCAACTGCTGCAAATACTGCGCACCCTGCGGAAGTTTCGCCAATTCCTCCAACACCTGCGTGTTAAAACCGGCCTGCGCCAAGTCCAGCATGTTCTGCGCCAACGCCGCCTGCGCATCCACCTGCGCCTGCAAATTAGCCAACACGCCCTCAACCGACTGAACAACCTCACCATTAGCATCCCTGGCCGCAGCACCGACGTCGATCATCGACCGGCCCACACGCTCAATCGCAGCATGCAAACCCTCAGCCTTCTCAGCGCCAAACCCCCACTTGTCGAACTGGCCATCCAAAGCCTTCCCAAACAAGCGAGCATTCTCAGCCAACCGAGCCTGATCGTCCTGCATCTTCTTCCACACCAAGCTAGTCTCACCGGCAACCAGGTTATGCAACGACTGCGCGTCAGTCGCCGCACCCACAGACCGCGCGTAACTCTCAAGGCCAGCACGCAAACCAGTCACAGAATCCAACGCCGAATCCAACGAGGTATCCCATGCCTGAGTAGACGCGCCACCCTTAATCAGCTCAGTGCGCAACTGGCGCACGGCCTCAGCCGCGCCAACCGTGTTGCCCGACCGGGCAATCTCGCCGATGCGCTCAAACGCGTCAGCAATATTCGTCGCAGCCGCAGACGCGTTAGCGCTAAACACGCCAGCCGGGCCGCTCGACAGGCCGAACGTGCCACTATCCAGCCAATTCATCCAACGCGCCTTGTTGCGGTACTTCGTCAACGCCGAATCCAAGCCGTTGCCCACATTTCCCAGGAAGCCAGACTTGCCAGCCGCCTTACTCACCTGGCCAACCAAAGACGCAACAGACTCAGACGCCCCATTAGCGCCCTCAGCAACACGAGACAACGCGTCCGCCAAGTCCGACCCCAGCGCGTCCGACGCCCGGTTCACCACAGACGCCAGTCCGCCAACAGCCGCCGCAGCAGCCGCAATAGCCAGCCCCCACGGGCCACCCAAAAACGACACTACACCAGCCGCCCCCGACGCCAGCTTACCCATAGCGCCAGACGCCTTAGCGGCAACGCTACCGAACCGGCCAGCCGCGCCGCCAGCAGCAACAGCCGCAGCCTCGCCAGCCGCCGCGCCACCCTCAGCCGCAGCCAAACCCGAACGGGCCGTCGCAAACCTCGCCATCGCGTCACGCGCCGACAACAAGTCCTCACGCAGGCCAGACACCGCGCCGCGCATCGCACCAATCAACGTCACCGCAGACGAGATACCACGGAACGCCAGGAACCCCGTCGCCACCGCCTCAACAGCGCCAGGAATACGAACCAGAACATCCAACAGCTTCGCCAACGCCTCAGCAACCGGCGTCGCAACCCGGCCCCACGACTCGATGGCACGACCCAACGCCGGACCACCATGCTCCACAGCCCTCGACAATGCCGGTCCCAGCTTCTGCGCCGCATTAGCCAACGCCTCCAAAGTCGAACCAATCACGGGCGACAGGCCCTTACCGAGCGACCCCATGAACGACATCAAAGACCCCAGGCCCTGCGAGACCTTCGGCCACACGCCAGCAATACGAGACAAGCCGTCCGCCAAGCCGTCAAAGAACCTCGTAAAGCCTCGATTGAAATCAGCGCCACTAAACGACGTCAACAGGGCCTTCGTGAATTTGCCGCCCACGCGCCCCATAGCCTCGCCAGCCTCAGCGGCCAGCTTCGACCACGACGTTGCGAACTCGCCCCACACGCCCCGCGTCTCAGACTTGAACGACGACCACGCCTGATTCATACCCCAGAACACGCGCTTGAGGCCAGTCTGGAACCCGCTGCTATTCACAGCCTGGTTGACCTGCTCCATGCCGTCAGCGAAACGCTTCATCGTCGCGCCGCCCTCAGCCTCAGCCGCCTTATAGAACCCGTGAAGAATGCCGCCCGCACTCAATACGGCGCGACCGAAATCCTTCAACGTGTCAATGCCCCGGTCAATGATCTGCTGCAACCGGCCCGACTTCTCAGCCTTCACCAGCCAATCCGCATACTTGTCCGTCGCCTGACCAAGGAACCCCAGAAAACGCTCCATCGTCTTGGACCCGTGCTTACCCAGCACGCCCAGAATCGTCATCAACGAATCCGTATGCTCACCAAGCGCCTCAACGCCCGCGGCTGAATGCTCAAACATCTCAGCAATACGAGGCTTGAGCACACGGTCAAACGAATCTACCAGCTTGCCGAAATGGCCACCCATCGCCTTCGATAACCTGTCGAACCCGGACGCCAACTCAGGGAAAAACGAATCTGTAATCTTCGCTATCTGATCGTCCGACACCGCATCCCAGAACCCGTGTTGCGCCGCGTCATTCATCTTGTGGAAAGCGTCCTCAAGGCCAGGCACAATCTCAGACGCAACCTTCGCAGCCTGCACCGCCGTATAACCAATAAACCCAGCCGAAATAGCTAGAGTCGGACCCAACAACGCCGCCGCCTGCAACACGTGACCAACCGCGCCACCAAGCGTAAACGTGTGCTTCAGCAACTGGGTCACGCCAGAACCAGCCACCGCAAACCCGGCACCAACGGAACCGATCAGCGGCACCATCTTGTCCAGATTCTTCACCAAGTCCCCGACGTTATGCGTCAAGTCCGACGCCAAACGCCAACCCGACATCGCAGCCAACGTCTCCCTGGCGATCACCATCGCCTTATGGTCAATCACCGGGCGCAGCTTCACCCACCTGTCACGAGCCAAAATAGCCAGACGAGCCGCCGCCACATACCGCGCAGAATGGTCCAACCCGATCTTGAACTCAAGCTCAGTGTCATCCCACTTACGCTTAAACCGCTTGAGCTTGCGGCCAGCCTCGCGCAGCTCATGGTCACTCATGTGAGGCTTAATCTCCAAATGGAAAGCGTCATGCTTCCCAAAAGCTCTCTCACGAATCTCCTGACGTAGCTTGTCCAACGCCGCATCCACGCGCCCCGACTTCACGTCAATATCGGGATCGACCGCATACTTCCAGCCCTGAGTAAACTCGCGCTCCATGCGAGCTCGCAGGCGACGCAACGCGCCCACATCATTCAAGTCCTCATCGACAGTCCAGCGAACCCGGCCCGTATATTCCTTGTTAAAGAAACCATCAAGCAGACCCTTCGCCTTATCCTGCCAGCCAGACGCCGGGCGCATCTCAAACTCGACCGGCCCCAACTCGCGGAACGCCCTGCGCATCGCCTCGCCACGACGCCCATACCACGCGCGAAACGCCGAATCCGTATGCCCACGCCAATACGTATCCTCATCCGCGTGAGGGCCACCAAGGCGCAGCTTCTTCGCCGCATCCCGCTTCATCGCATCCAACGCCGCCGACCAGTGCCGCCTGATCGTATTCATGTCACCGTCGTACACCTTCGCCAACGCGCCAGACTGACGCTCCGCCGCGTCATCCAACCTGTCGGCCATCGCGCCAATCTTCGCAAACTCGCGCTCATCAAAATGGACGCCCATCTGGACATCCTTCACCGCCGCCTGCGCCTTCGCAGACATCAAGCGAACACGCTCACGCAGCCCATCCTCATCAAGGTCAATACCGACCTCCAAGGGCCGCAAGCGCTTCTCAATCACTTCTAGCTTGCGCGCCAAATCGCCGTAAAACTTCTCAGTATCCGGCGTCACCTTCACCGCGAGACGCGCAACAACATTGCCGGCTTCTGCGCCCATTCACATCAACCCCCCTCACACACAACAAGCCCCGCGAGGGGGGCGAGACAAACACCCCAAGATCACGCGCCCATCGCGTCAACAAACATTTGCCTCACACCCCGCACAGTGCATTTATCCGCCGCAAACACTCGCTTCACCCCAGGACGGCCAGGCCACAAATGCGGACGCCGCGACTTCCCAAAACCAGTCGCCACCGTATTCACCGAAATATTGTCAAACACGTCCGCCAACAAAGACATCTCCCGAGTCCACCCACGCAACTCAGGAACCTCAGCCAACAACGCCTGCGTCCAACAACCATCCGGCAACCCGCGCACCAGAGCAAGCAAAAAACGCGGGGACGGGGAACCACTCTCAATCGCCTCAACCAAGTCAATCCCATAGTGAAGTCGAAAGTCGACGTAAATCCCCGTCCCCGCTTTATCCAGCAAGTCCGCGACGGCTAGGCTTCCCCCACCTGCGTGTACTCGAAATACGCAGTCACAAGCGTGTCCAGCACAGCCGCATCATCGCCAATATCGTTCAGCAAACTCTCCGCCGCAACCTTATCCGCCGCAGTCAGCAACAGCATGGCGCGATAGAAATCAACAATATCCGACATGCCCCCATCAGCCTCATTGCGCGCAGCCAACAGACGCTGATACTCAGCACGCTCATCCTTGCTCATGCGAATAAGGCCACGGAACTCGACACCGGAAACAACAAGATTCTTGTACTTATTGTTCGCCTCAGCGCGCAGCGCATCAAGGTCAAGATTCTCGAAATCAAAAGCAGTCATCACAAACCTCCACAAAATATGCCACAGTGGTATGCCAGGAAAAAGAAAAGGGGGCGACCCACATGGCCACCCTGGCGCACGCCCCACACGAGCCGCCCCCAAGCATCAGGCCAAGGAAGCGACCTCGCCAATGCCAATGGTGTTGCCGTTCTTGTCCTCCAAGATTTCGAACTTCACGGGGAGGGACACCAAGTCCTCCACGTTGTTGACATCCAGGTCGCCATTGGCAACAATGTCACACTTGCCAGCGTGGATGAAGCAGACATTGCCTTCATCCTCGATGACAATAAGCAGAGCGCAATGCTCCGCCGTGGGCTTGCTTTTTGCATACGTGATGCCATCCACCGTCACGGCGTTAGCGCCCAGGTAACGCTTAATCGACGGGGCATCGAACTGCTCAAGGGAAATCTCAAGCGAATAGCTCACGTCGCTAATGGACGTGCGCAACTTCTTCTTCTGCAACGACCCCTTAGTACTGACGTCTCCGCCACCCTTAGTAATCTTGAACGGATTCTCAGCCGACGTGTGGCCGATATTCGTCCAGCCCGTCAGAGCCGTCGTCTTATTCGTCTTGTAATTAGCCACAGTCGGAGACTTTGTGTCAACCGGCGCAGTGTAAATCTGCGCAGTCGCCACAATCAAAGTCTTAGCATCATCCATCGCCATAACAACCTCACACTCCCTGCACCATCATCGGTGCAACACAACCAGCCGCGCCTGAAACACGAAACGCTCCATGCCGACCGGCAAATCTTGATACTGGACCGGGCCAGTAGAATCAGCCCAGTCCTCACGACGACGCGGACGCTCCATCAACTCGAAAGCCTTCACGAAAGACTCCCCGCCAGGAACCCGCCTACCCCGCGCCGCATACTCGCGCAACAACTTGATAATCGACCAGGACAACCGCCAAGCGACATCCTCAGCGTCCAGCCCCGCCGTGAACGTGTGGACCTCAAACTCCAACACGTCCAAAGCGTCATCCGACCGGATGAACTGGCCTCCCGTAGTGGGCTGCACTTCCACAACCATCACGTACGGGACCGAGTCGCCTTCCTCGACGCGAGACCTGCAGGTCACGCCGTCAGGCAGGTCCGCCTCAAGCCAGCCAGGCAGGAACGTCTCAACCGTCACATGCTTGCCAGGGTCCAACTTCGACGCATCAAACACGGCCACCAGCAGCAGCAGCCGCCAACGCCCCCACGCCGCGAGACGGGCCAATATGCACGACCCTCCGGCCAACAACACGACCCGCCTTGTCAAACACCGGCTTAGACCTCACCTCACCACGACGCCCATACTCGATAGCCGCCGCAGCCTTGTAACCATCCTCGTCACTCAGAACGATGTAACCATCAGTCAGGGCCACGTAGGACTCGATCTTGGCGTGCCCCTGGTAGTGGTGGGCGGCAAGCCTCGCCCTAGCAACCTGCGCCCTACTGCCCGTCTGCGCCGCAACCTCACGCCGCACCTGCGGCATATGAGACACGATCTTATTCAACCGCTGCGGCGTCACCAACATGGTCACTGGCACCAACACCACCACCAATCCCAGCCAAGTTCGACGGCGGACGCGGACGGCACTCAAACTCCCAATGAGTCGTCCTGCGCGTCCCCCGCTTCAACGCCGGGGGCGCAGCCGCATCCCACTGCTTCCCATCGAACTCAATCAACGTCCACGCGCCAACATCCGTCAACAACTCGCCGTCAACCGTGCGAGGCTCAACCAGAATCAACGCAACCTCGTTCGTCAACTGACCCTTCGCCGCACCACGATTCGCCCTGATCTGCTTCATCGACATGCGACACTTGTACGGGCGCTCCAAGTCGGGAACAGTCACCAGGTTCCCCCTGGCGTCCCGCGCACGCTTACGCCCATACAAGACGCCCGTTAGCCCCCTGTGCCTACCGACCGCCATCCAAGTCCCCCTCACTCCACTTGAAGCGAGCGCCCGGCAACCACCAGTCACAACGATGCCAACCACGGTCAACATCCCTCGACGTCGGCGCGGTAGGGGAATGGACGAACGTGTGAACAACACTCAGGGTCGAATCCAGCCCCGCCGCCTGGCGCAACGTCCGCACCTCATCCGGCGTATAAAACACCGTGCCCGTACGCAACGCCAAATCCGTATACGCCTCCGTCTCATCACCGGCACGAGACTGAACAACGGACTCGGACAAGTCCATGTAGCGGACACACGCGTTACGGACAATTGTCTTAACGACCGGGGGAACGGCATCGGCCATCCACGACGGACGGCCATGCAACCTCGCCAAGTTCGACGCATCCCAAATCACCGCCGCCGCCGTATCCTTCTCATCAGGCGACAACGCATACTTGAGACGAGCCTCCAACTCAGCAACGCTAATCAACATCTCCCTGCGCCGAACAGCCTCAGCCTCACTCACGGGCGGGGACGTTTCCTCAGCTTCACTCACGCAAACACCCCCTTCACGCAAACGAGGGGCGCGCCCCACGGGTTGACACCTCGCGCACATTGACGGAATGCAAGCCAACCCACAGGGACGCCACCCCGCGATCACAGGTGGTCCAGCTGCTCCATCTCAGGGGGCGGCGGCGGACCACTCGCCCCCGAGGCCGGAACCACTGGACCAGCACTTCAACCAACAGCCGCAGTCGTGTGCTTAGAACGCTTATCCAAACCAAGCGCCTTACCCACAACAGTCTTGTCAGTGCCCTCAGCAAAGTACTTGTCCGTGCCGCCCAGCTTGAGCTTCACAGCGCGCAGCGTGTACTGGTCGTCCGAAATCTTCTCCACACCAGCAGCCTCATCCCAATAGACGATGGGATCGAGAACCTGCTGGAAGCCATACCAGGTGTTAACCGTGGAACGCTCCTGCTGGTGCATCGCATCGTAGTCACGCAGCCAACGCATCGAAATGCCCGAATCGGAAATGCTGGTCGCACCCTTCACCGACTCAGGAACATGCGGCGCAGCATTCAGGAAGATGAACGCGTCACCGGCCAGAGCGTAAGCCTCGTCAGCGGGCAAGTCCTCAGACACAACAATGTTGAATCCCTTGACCTTACCGAGAACAGCGTCCGCGAACGCCGTCTCCGCCAGCTTGTCGCCAACCGACGCGGCCTTCACAAAGTCCGCCGACTGCAGCAGCGTATCCCAGTCAGAACCCACAACCAGCGTACGCGACACCTTCGACGCGCCCAACAGGTTCAGAGCGCGGCGCGCCTCAATAATGTCCTTGAGGACATTGTTTTCCTTCGCGCCAATCTCCACCGTGTACTTGCCCGTCTTAAGGGCCTTCACGGCCCCGTATTCCAGCTTGCGCGCAACGGCATGCGCCTGTGCCGGAAGAATCGACTTGCCCCAACCGTCAAAGTCGAACTCCCACTCCTCATCCGTCAGCGACGTCGCAGAATACGCGTTACCGCCGAAACGGATCGCAATCTTGCGCTCCTTGTACGGATCAAGAATCAGTTCCTGCGCACGGTTATTACGCCACTCATAATCGTGCGCGGGCAGAATACCCGGAACCTTCACATTCAGAGTGTCATCCTTGGCACCCTTGAAGTCCTCGATGCCCTTCTTTGCGAACAGGGTCGGAACAACCAGCTCACGCTCAGTCAGCGCAACCGCCGTCGCCGCGAGCTTTTCCGGCTTCACCGGGGAATGAACAACAGCCACCATATCTTCTCCTCTACAAACTCAAGAAACCAAACCAGGAAACGTCAAATGCGAGGCACGCGACTGCGAACAAACTCGCGCGCATCAAACTCGCCTTCCGTCTCCTCAGCGGGGGCCAAGCCCCCGCCCTTGCGAGGCAGACCAGCCGCGC